GCATTGCGATGCGCCTCGGAAAGATAGCTATCAATAAAATCTGCCAGCTGCTGCGCTGGCTGGGTCACGGACTCCGCGGGCTTTAAGGTATCGGCTTCAGCAAACATATGCTTCAGCACCTCCTCAACCAGCTCCTCGCGTGAGGTAAAATGCGCATAAAAACCGCCGTGTGTCAGCCCGACCCGCTTCATCAGCGCCGCTACACCAATTCCTTCGGTGCCGGTTTCACGCATCACGCGCGCCGCCTCATCAAGGATACGCCGCCGCGTATGCGCTTTGCTGCTCTGTTTCTCCATATCATCTCCTGCGGTGTCTGCTACGTAGCGTCTGGCTATTATAGTAATTATTACGGTCATCATATTCCAGCTTGACTACAGATATGATGATCGTCATATTTATGGCTATTATGACGACCATCATACGAGGAAAAAGAGATGTCACAATCAGGCACAGCTTTAATCACCGGCGCATCCAGCGGTATCGGTGCGACCTATGCAAAACGACTGGCAGCACGCGGTTATGATTTGATTCTGGTCGCGCGCGATCAGGGCCGGCTCACCACCCTGGCTGACGCACTGGCAAAGCAGCACGATATTCGGGTGACGGTTATGGCGGCTGACTTAACGCATGAGCAGGATCTGCAACGCGTGGAGTCGGAACTCGCGAACAACGCACAGATTACGCTGCTGCTGAACAACGCGGGCATGGGCGTTGAGGGTGAGTTTCTGGAGGCGGACATCACACGCATTAACACCATGCTGGCGTTAAATATTCTGGCACCCACCCGTCTGGCACAGGCGGCTGGCCGGGCTTTCAAAGCGCGCGGTAATGGCATCATTATCAATATCGCCTCGGTGTTGTCGCTGGTGCATGAGATGTTTAACGGCGCTTATAACGCCACTAAGTCTTATGTACTGACTCTGACGCGTGCGATGCAGCGTGAACTCGCAGAGAGCGGCGTGCAGGTACAGGCCGTGTTACCCGGTGCGACCCGTACGGAGATTTTCGACCGCGCAGGCCAGTCTATTAATGACATTCCGGCTGAAATGCTGATGGACGTTGATGAGATGGTGGACGCCGCGCTTGCCGGACTCGACAGCAAGGAGACGGTAACCATTCCGTCGCTGGAAGATCTGCAGATGTGGCACGACTACGATCAGGCTCGTGGCACGATGGTTCCCCACCTTTCACGGAATCAATCAGCATCCCGTTATCGTCAGAGCTGAGCCAGCCATCAGCCATAACGACTGAAGTCCGGTTTCACCAAAGGCACGGAGAAGCATTATCCGTGCCTGTTTGCGACTTCAGGATCGCGGTTCGCCAGATTTGTTATAGAAATCAGCAGGTAAATCACTGCTGCTTATTTCAGCAACCGGTGGCTGAGTGCTGGATTGCCCTGAAGAGATACTTTATAATCCCCGCTCCGCTGGCCCCTTAGCTCAGTGGTTAGAGCAGGCGACTCATAATCGCTTGGTCGCTGGTTCAAACCCAGCAGGGGCCACCAAATTTAATGATATTTATCATGCAGTTAAGCCACCTTTTGAGGTGGCTTTTTTGTTTGCTCATTTCAACATTGGCAGCAAAATGGCAGCAGTTTTTTTTGCTTACTTCCTAACCTTCAACCGTCATCTATGCTTAACGGGTGTATCACGCCTCTAAAAAGGGAATCACTTGCCTAAATTGTGTTCTTTTTGCATGATTGTTATAGTACTAACTAATGTTTAATGGGTAGATAAAGCGGCCATTTAGTTCATAACCTATAATAGCGTTTAATTTTCATCTCACCAATAATAGATAAAATTAGTTAGCTATAAATAGTAGCTTTAATCATCACATATGATATTGCTTTATTATTAGAATGATGTTCATGGAGAACTCAAAGTGTCACCCAACAAATTAATATTAATCTCTTTACTAATGCTGTTAATCTTTTCAGCTGCCTCTGCTATTATAGCCATTTATAGTCCTTTTTGGATATTGAACGAAAGTCAAATACTCTATCTTTATTCAACATCATCCCAAGTTTTAGCTGGTGTATATGGGCTGACTTTGACAGGATTTATATTCTTTCGAAATGAACTTAGCAGGGAAGAGTCTGATGACGAATCATTAACAGATGCGGTGGAAAGCTTAAAAAGTAGATACTTCAAACTTCTTATTTATGTAACTTCAATATCAATTTTTACGCTTTTTATTGGTAACCTAGTAATATCGATGGAGGATGAAGAAAAATCAGCATTTAAAACAATCATAATGAATGTTGCACAATCTTCATTTGTAATTAGCTTACTAACAATATCTTATTTTATATTTGATATCATTGCCCCAAAAAGAATTGAAAACGCCAGCAAGAGACTTCAGCAAAAATTTGATCCGATTGATGAAAATAGAAAAAAAGGGAGCCTTGAGACCTTCCTGAAAAACTTCAATAAAATCGAATCTATTTTACAAGAATACGGACAAAATCTTCAACCTGTAGCATATACTATCCAATCAAATAATTTCCAATCGAATTATCAGCGTAGAATCCCCAACTCAAAATTAGCTAAAATAATTTTGCAAGATGAGAAAATTGACATAGACCTTTATAATGAATTAAGAAAATTAATAACTTTAAGAAATTCGGTAGTTCATGGATCCGATCCTGTTGTTAGCGAAAAATTGGTAACTACATCAGAAAATATCTTGAAGTCTTTATCTGAATCATTAAATATTAAATTAGATCAAGAATAATAATTTCGGTTTGATAATAAAATTATGGTCTTTAAAATCGAAGCCCGCAAAACACGGGCAACGTAACCACAGCAGCAATCACAACCACAATGGTTGCTGCTGATTTCTTCCCGGATGCGGCGGCACCGGTTTAACGCTACCCGGCTTCATAATGATTTCAGACACAGTCTCATGGGATTTAAAAGTACAGCTGCAATTGATGTTCTGGCACTGGTTATAACGTTCTTTAGTTGTTGCTGATACCTGAAAGCTGCTGCGAGTATGTGCGGCGTTCCCGCACAAAGGGCAATTCATCATTATGTCGTCTCCAAAACCCAATTGAGACAAATATTACTCAACTTAACCATTTTGGGATAGCACTATTCCATTTCAAGCGAATCTATTTTCACTTCAAGTTCAATGCTGGTCGTGTAGCCGTTTTCCGAGCTCAGGCTGTGCATCAGCGTAGTGATGATCCATTCTCCGTCATCTATCTGCCGCTTGAAGCCGCTGACCTTTACCGGCATTTCCGTGTAAAGCTCCGCTCGCCCCTTTGCCAGCTGAATGGAAAACGTTGCCACACCACGCTGCAGGCGCTCCCACTGCATTTTGGCCGCCCGTTCGGCATTGCCCCGGTTAGCGTAAGTGCGGCTCAGTACCAGCACGTTTTCATCCGTGCCGATCAGGTAATCGCCTTGTTTCGCCTCCGGCTCCTTCTTCTTTTTCGCCGTGGTTTTATGTCGCCTGCGCTTCACCTTTGCCACTGGCTTCTTTGCCGGTTCGCGGGTATGCAGCCAGCTGGCAATCACGCCGGTGTATGCGTCCCGGTCCGCCAGGGTGAAGCGGTGGCCGTCCCCGTCCCTGCGCTGAAGGGTGATAACAGGCAGCGCTTTGCCGCTTGCTGTTTTTCCCTGCCCCTGACGGATAAACAGCAGATTACCGTCCTTGACGCAGGCCACCGCGCCGCACTGTTTAGCCAGGCGCATCAGAAAGCTGGCGTCTGATTCATTGGTCTGATCAAGATGGTCTATTTCTGTTGCTGCCATGTCCTCACCCATCGCAGCCTTCAGTTTGTGCCGCCCGGCGATATCCCGGACAATTTCTCCCGCAGTGGTTTTGTGCCAGGACTTCTCCCGCTTCGTGTTCAGTGTCTGCCGGAAGTCTGCGCTGCGCGCCCGCAGCGTCAGGCGGTCAGGTGTGCCGCTGTGCTCGATCTCGTCAACCGTATAGCTGCCTTTCGGAAACAGTGCCTCACCCTGCCAACCCAGCGCCAGCGACAGCACGACGCCCCGGCGCGGCAGCTGCAGCTGGCCGTCCGCGTCGTCCAGCTCGATGTCCAGCTGGTCCGCCTCAAAGCCACGGTTGTCGGTAAGCGTCAGGCTCAGCAGGCGCTTTTCCAGCTTCTGCGTGATGTCTGCGCCGTCCATCGTCAGCCGGAACGCCGGTGAGTTCTGCTGGCCGTTAATCCACGGGCTGGTCATCATGAAAATAATCCTCCCGCTGCGGCGCTCACCTTACCGGCGGCGGTGGCGGCTGCGCCCTGCATGGCAGACAGCTGATCGCTGAGGCTGCCGAACATTTCCCCCAGTGATTCATCTGTGCGCTTCAGCGTCAGCGTGAATTCAATGCGGCGGCACACGCCGCTGCTGAAGAATTCCGCTTTGGTCTGACTCAGGCTTTCAATCACGAACATACCGTAAATTGTTCCGCTGCCCTCAATCAGCGGCCACGCACGGCCCAGCTCCGCAATCTGCTCCAGCGCGAACAGCGACAACCTGCCGCCGGTAATCTCCGGCAGCAGCACGCCGGAAAGCGTCAGCGTGTCGTTGTCCGGGCCTAAAAACTGCAGCGACGGCCTCACGCCCACGCGACTGTTTGACGGGAAACGCCAGCTGCGCTGATACTGCAGTTCCTGATAGGGCACCGTCTTCAGCATGAAAACAAATAAGCCCAGCGTCATCATCATTCCTCAAATCCTCCCCTGTCCCGGTAACTGCTGCGGGCGCGGGCCTGCGCCTGCCGCTCTTTTGCCTCCAGCCTGCGCATCACCTCATCAACCAGATCCTGCTGGCTCTGCCCCGGCTGCTGCACGATGGTGAAGGAAGCATGAATCTGCGGCGCAGCTCCCTGTGCAGCACTGCCACTCATGCGCGGTGCTTCCTGCCGGTACGCCTGAACTGGCAGGCTCAGCGGGTGCAGGGGCTTTGTCTCCGCTGTCGCTGCGCCGCCCAGCGTCAGCGCCGCCAGTGCCGCCAGCCGTGCGGTGCTCCGGCGGCTGGTCACGTTCGCGGGGCCACCGATCAGCTCCGGCCCGTTCTCACCGGCCACACCAAACTTGCCGGACGGGATAAAGCCGCCGCTGTCGTACATGCCCGCAAACGCCGGAAAACCGCCCGGCGGCAGGGATACACCGCCCCCCGTTTTTGCCTGCGCCGCGCGCGGCAGCTGCGGCCTGCCGGACTTATCGCCGCCCGGCTTCAGAAAGTCCGGCAGGTAGTCGGTCAGTGACGACAGCTTGTTTTTGATGGCGTCCCACTTCTGACTGATGCCCGCCATCAGGCCGTCAATCATTTGTGAACCGGCCTCCTGAAACCGCGCGGGCAGCGCCTTCGCGTCGGCTACAATCTCACCCCACTTTGTGCTGATGTAGGTGCGGATCGCGGTCCAGACGCTGCTGACCTTTGTGCTGATGCCGTCCCACAGCGCGGCAAGTTTCGGCCCCAGCGTGTCCCAGTTCTGCCAGATAAGCAGCGCCCCGGCGGCAATAAGCCCGATAACGGCTAAAATCGGGTTTGCGAACATCAGCCGCCCCAGCCACAGCACGCCGTGCCCCACGATGCCGATGGCGCTTTTAATCAGTCCGAAGGCGCTGAATGCTTTGATACCTAACACGCTGAAGCTGAGCCGCAGCAGCGCAAGCGGTCCCAGCACTGCCGCCAGGCCGATCATGAACGTGCCCAGCATCAGCACCACCGCCGATATGACCGCCGCTGCTTTCACCAGCGTGCCCGCCAGCTCTTTATTGTTTTCTACCCAGCGGCGGGTCACGCCAGTGACTTTCTTCACCATATTCATGATGTCCATCAGCGGCGTGCGCAGTGAATCGCCCAGGCCGCTCATGGTGTTTGACACCCCGGTTTTAGTCAGCATCCACTGTGCGGAAAGTGAGTCCTTGTTAATGTCAGATTCTTTCTGCATCGAACCTTTTGCAGCATCCCCCTGTGTCAGTGCCAGCTGCCTGCGCAGCTCCGGCATGTTATTGACAAGCTTTGCCGCTGCAGGGCCGAACTCCTTGCCAAAGAGCATCGTCAGCGCGGGCACTCTCTTGCTGTCCGGCAGTTTTTTAACCTTTTCCAGCACGCGCATGATGGTGCCCATCGCATCCGTGGTCATCTGCTTTTCAATCTTTGCCGGGTCCAGTTTCAGCAGGTCCATGCCGTCCATAAACCGGTTACTCTGCATCGTGGCTATAGACAGCTCGCGCACCATGGCATTAGCGGAACTGGCCGCAATCTCAGAGGTGGCACCCAGCGTCAGGAATGTTGAACCCAGCGCCGCCACCTGTCGGAAGTTCATCCTGTCGGCCACGCCCCCCATACGCTGTAGCACATCAATGATGTCCGCCCCTTTGGACATGGCGTTATCGTCCAGGTAGTTCAGCGCGTCGCCCAGCTGCTCGATGTTGCGCGTGGGGATTTTGTAAAGCTGCGCAATCTTGCCCAGCCCTTCGGCCAACTCACCGGCGGGCAGTTCAAACGCGGTGGACGCCTTCGCCGCCGTGGTGGCAAAGGCCATCAGGTCGCGCTTCTGGTCCTCATAAGAATCATTCTGGTTCGTCACGCCCATGCGCGCGCCACCCTCAACCAGCGCGGCGTAGTCAATCGCGCCGTTTTCCATCGGCAGCTGCTCACTGGCGGCCTTGATGGCGGCCTGCATGTCATAAAACTGCTTTGTGCGGTTGCCGCTGTCGCCGCGCAGCCCATTGACCTGCTTTGCCACGCCCTTCATGGCGTCTTCCATTGCCGCTGAAGACTTCACGGCGGCCAGCACCGGTGCGCCCATTGCCAGCCCGGCGGCAGACGTTGCCGCACCGGCACCGGCCACGCGATCGCGCACCTCAAGCGATCGGGAATATCGCTCACGTACCGCGCGCATTTTTGCCTGCCGATCTCCCAGCCTTTTAAGCGCCTGCTGCTGCCGATCAATGGCGGCGCGCGCCTCGTCCGACTGACTTTTCAGCTCGCGCTGTGCCTGGCTCAGTTTCTTCGTGTCGATACCGGCAGCGCCCAGCGCCTCACGCTGACGCTGCACCGACAGGCGTAGCCCGTTATAAGTCTGCTGTAGCTGGCTGGCGCGGTTTTTTGCCTGCTCCAGCACGCGGGCCTGCGCGGCGGTAGGCTTGTTTGTTTCCGTAAACTGCACGGCCAGCCGCGCCGCTTCTTCGCGGGCGGCTTTGAGGTTATTTGCGGTGATGGCAAGCTGTGAGCGGGTTTTGCGGAAGCCGTCAATGCGTCCGGCCTGCGCGTCCAGCGCCTTGAGGGTGTTGCGCGTGTCGCGCAGTGTGCCGGCCAGCTCGCGCGTGCTGTCGCGGGCGCTGCGGAAGGGGCGCGTCAGCTTATCGACCGCGCCCAGCACGACCTGTAAACGCAGATTTTTATCACTCATCGCTGGCCCTGTGTCTCAGGATTGCTTTGTGCCGCCACTCCAGAACCTCGGTCAGCGTCATGGACTCGGTAACGGAGGGCGGCCAGTGAAAGACGGTGGCGATATCCGCCACCAGATCGTCTACCGTCAGGCCGTCGCTAAATCCGACAGGACCGACTTCTTCAGCAAAAAAGTGACCACCTCTACAGACAGGCTCACCAGATCGGCGGGGTCCATTTCGTTGATTTCCGCCGTGGTCAGGGCCGGGGTGGTGATACGCGGCAGTACAGTGATCAGTGCGTTCACGTCCATGTCCAGCAGCGCCTGCAGGCGGGTGCCGCGCAGCGCACCGGACTGCGGCTTGCGCACGGTGACGGAGGTGATTTCGGTTTTGCCGCGCAGGATCGGGGTATCCAGCTCAACGACTTTTTCATTTGGAGCGGTTTTATCAGTCATGATGCTTTTCCGTTAAAAAGAGAGATAAGCGGCAGGCGCGCGGCCTGCCGTTGTGATTACAGGCCCAGCGCGTTGCGGTGCGCTTCCATCAGGTCCTTACCATCCACGATGTGGATCATGTTCACGATCTCGATCTCGTAAACCACTTCGCCGTTAATGGTCAGCTTTGCGTAGCTGTTGGTTGCGGACACTTTGGTGGTGCTGGATTCACCGGTTTTCCATTCGCCGGAGTCCAGCTCCTTATAGCGTCCGCGCGTGACCAGCTCGACCGCCTGCACTTCGCCGGTATCGTCGCGCTGAATGGAGCCGGTAAAGCGCAGCTGGATGCCGTCCACGGTTTCGGTGCCAAGCTGCTTAAACAGCAGGGCTTCAGTGCCGCCTACGGTGAACTCCGTATCCAGCGCACCATCATCCAGGCCCATGTCGATGTCCACCGCACCGGCCATGCCACCGCCGCGATATTTTTCGAACTTACGGGTGACTTTCGGCAGCGTCACGGACTCAACCAGCCCCTGCCAGTTGTTACCTGCGTTGAACACGTTCAGGTGCTTGAGTTTGCGGGGTAATGCCATCTTTCCGTCTCCTTATGCGCTGACGCGGCTGCTGAAATCGACCAGGTACTGGTCAGTGATGCGCTGGCGCAGCAGCAGGTTTTCCAGTGGCGGCACCGGCGTGTAGTCGTAATCGATCAGCAGCTTGCCCGCTTTAAGCGTGTCCTTATCGTTCACGCTCTCGTCCAGCCAGCAGTCCGCGCCAATCAGATAGCCCTGATTCACCAGGCTGCGCAGCTTCGCGCGGATGCTTTCGATGATGTCACGGGCCAGTGACGGGTTCAGCGCGCCGTCAACGGACCACATCTGCGCTTCAGCCATCGTGTCCATGAGCACCTGCGCCGTGCGGGTGTAACACTCAAACTGAAAGAGCGCGTCATCACTGAGGCAGCGGGAACCCCAGAAGCGGAAGCCGTCTTTGCGGATCAGCGTGGTCACGTCGTTCTGGTTCAGCAGGCCCGCATCAGTGGCCGGATCCTGCAGGTCCCAGAAGACGTCTTTTGAAATGCCGGTGACGCCGTTCACGCCGACGTTTGACAGGGACTTGTGCCAGCCGGTCTGCTCGTCGATTTTGGCGCGCAGGCCCAGCGCGCGGGCGGTGGCGTAGGCCGTCGCGTCCGCCTTCAGCACGGTGTCAAAGTTGATGAAGTCAGGCCAGATCAGCATCCCTTCGCGCTGGCTGAAGTTGCTGCGGTAGGCAATCGCCTCTTCAACACTCTTGCAGCCGTAGGCGGACAGGTAGGCGAAGCCGCGCAGACTCTGCGCCACGCCCAGCAGCTCGGTGGCGACGGCTTTGGTGTCGTGGCCCCGCACGCCGAGAATGCGGGGTTTTACGCCGCAGACGGACTGCGCGGCCAGCAACGCCTTCATGCCGGTACGCTGGCCGTCGGTCACGCCGCCGATGATGTTGGCGGTGGTTTCCGCTTCGGTTTCGCCCTGCGGCACGCGCACGACGACGGTGACGGGATTGGACTGATCAGCGATGGCGTCCAGTGAGCGCGCCAGCGTGCCGGACTCTCCGGCCTTGCCGCTGGCTGTGAGTACGTCGGTTAACAGCACCGGGCGGTTTAGCGGAAAGGTGGCCGCGTCGGCGTCGTCGCCGGTACAGACCAGCCCGACAATCGCGGTGCTGACGGTGGTGATAGTTCGCGTGCCTTCGTTGATTTCCTCAACGCGCACGCCGTGATGATAATCCTGTGCCATAGGGCGGTTCTCCTGTGAAGGGGTTCCGCTATGGTCTATGGTCCGCTATGACGGGGCACGCGCTGGCTGTTGTGCGGTGTCTGACACAACAGACGCGCCGTTTTCACGCAGTTTTTTCTGTTCCGGGGCCGGGATATACCGGTAAATCGTTTTCTCTGACACGTCCAGCACCAGCGACACCTGCAGCAGCGTTGCCCCCTGCGCCAGCATCCGCCGGGCACGCTCCACCGTTTCAGCTGTCATCTTTCGCCGCCTGCCACCGACGCGGCCTTTATCGCGCGCGGCGGCCAGCCCGGCGCGGGTGCGCTCTACGATCAGCTCGCGTTCCATTTCCGCCAGGGCGCCCATAACGTGAAAGAAAAACCGCCCCATCGGCGTGCTGGTATCGATGCTGTCAGTGAGGCTGCGGAAGTTCACGCCGCGCTCGCGCAGCTCTTCAGTCAGCATGACCAGATGCCGCATACTTCTGCCGAGCCGGTCCAGCTTCCACACGACCAGCGTGTCACCGGGCTGCAGGCAGCGCAGCGCCTTCTTCAGCCCCGGCCTGTCGCTGGTTTTACCGCTTATCCTGTCCTCAAAAATCAGCTCACAATTTGCGCTCTGCAGCGCAATCCTTTGTAAGTCAGTGTTCTGGTCATTTGTTGACACCCTGATGTAGCCAATCAGCATACTTTTAAATTGGAGATATTTGTTAATTTAAGGGCCTTAAAGATAAAGCATTTAAATAATTAAAACACCCGAGCTTTTTCCTGAAATAATTTTTGAAACGTCTTCGCTGTCTACTTCATCCGGCCTTCCATATTTTTTACTAACATATGTAGATACCTTATCAATCTCTGGATAGATAGTAGCCTCGGAAACTCCGATTTTTTCTAGCTGGGCCATTATTTTTTCTTTTGAATTTTTGTCAATTAATATTCTTTTTGTTCCTATAGGTGGATAATAATTTTGGGGTATTTCAGCACAATTTATTTTCTGATCAACAATTCCAAAAATTAAAAAAGCACCATCTTGTCGAACAATCCTTGCATTATTGAGCTTAGGCTTTACACACACAACTGACTTTAAACTTTCTTCTTCAAGGCGATTAGTAAAGTATGGTTTCTCTTTTTTTATATCATCAAGAAAGCGTATTAGATCTTTCGATGTTTCATCACTTAAAAGTTTGGTGCTAAAATTTCTTCTTTGCTTTGCCAGATTGGACAGAATTGTCACGGTATCGCTATCAGAATACTTCGTCTCATTTTTAGGAATTGATAAAACCTTAACCTCCCCATCTTTCTTATCAGTCTCAGAACCTGAGCATGAAAAATACAGTGCAACTAGAGGATTTGCTGTTAAATCCAATAGCCTAGTGGGCAAAGAATAATGCTGCATTTTTACTAATGATTCAAAAGTTGTATGGGCGTGACTAAAATCATCCGGACATCTTATTAGCAACTCATTATAAATAACATCTTCATTATTTATAAGCTCAGGGCGTCTGTATATTCCAGGAGTCATCTTATATAAATAACTTGAATGACCTCTAAAATAAAACACAGATCCCGGCATTAATGGTATTTGATCAATAGCATTAAGATAATCATTGACACTTTTAACTCTAATGGCCAATAAAGAATCATCACGAATGCAATTTTGAAATATTGTCTTTTCGGCTTTTTCTGTATTCAATATTTTAGCAACATGATGCGCAAACTCTATCGCTTTATCTACACTTGGGAATAAAGAAGTATACCCTACCAATCCAGACTTAAAAAAACCCAGAAAGAAATTACCTTTAAATTCTCCTTTCTTAAGGTAACCAGGATCAGAAGATACGTCCACTATTCTTGGGAAAGCTTTTTTTAAAGCCGCCAATGAGGCATACTGAAAACTTTTAAAAAAATGACCTTTTTTATCCCTAATTTCAATGTAAAATCGTCCAGTGAGAGTTTTAGAATACCCAACTTGCATCATAATCTCCTTATTATAGTTCCCGGAATGGTTTTACCCTATAGTGATAGCCATCGAAAAAAAATTCAAATGAAATTACAACTGGCATCACTTCGTTTATGACATTCTGAACTTGACTTACTAACTGATTCTCAAAAACCTCGGTTTA